AAATTCAGACTAAGAACAATTTCATGGGTACCAATAACGATTATGTGATTAGTTGGTAACAAAAAAATACTTTAAAAATAATTCAACCCAGATTTTATAGTCTGGGTTTTTTTATGTATATTATATTATAAATGATTATTAAAATTTAAATCAAAATCACATGTCTACATTTGACGCAGTACTTGCACAGTACGAGAAAAACAAAAACGCCACAAGTGGCAACAGCAACAAAATGTCCTCAGAGGACAGAATGAAACGTTATTTCACAACCGTATTACCTAAGGGTTCTAAGGGTGAAGAAAGACGTATTCGTATTTTACCTACAAAAGACGGTTCTTCTCCGTTTGTAGAGGTTTACTTCCACGAAATTCAAGTGGATGGAAAATGGGTTAAATTATATGACCCAAAACAAGAAGGAAAACGTTCACCATTAAATGAGGTTAATGAAGCTTTAATGGGTACAGGTGTTGAGGCTGATAGAGAAGCTGCACGTCAATATCGTTCTCGTAAATTCTACATCGTTAAAGTTATAGATAGAGACCACGAATCAGACGGAGTTAAATTTTGGAGATTTAAACACAACCATAAAGGTGATGGTGTTATCGACAAAGTATTCCCAATCTTCCGTAATAAAGGTGATGTTACCAATGCGGAAACAGGTCGTGACTTAATCTTGTCTTTAACCTTAACAAAGGCAGGTACAGGAAAAGAATACACAGTTATCAATTCAGTATTAAACGATGACCCAAGTCCATTACACACTGACGCTGACGTTGCAAAAACGTGGTTAGAAGATGAATTAACTTGGTCTGATGTTTACTCTAAAAAGGGTGAAGATTATTTGGAAATGGTTGCAAGAGGTGAGGTTCCACGTTGGGACACTGCAAGTAGCAAATGGGTTTCTAATTTGACAACAGAAGAAACTATCGGAGCACCGAAATCTTCTACTCCTGTGGTTGACCCACAAGCTGATGAAGAATCAGATTCGGATTTACCATTCTAATTATTCACGGGGTGGTGAAATATCCACCCTATTTTTAAAAACAAAAACATGGCAGGTATTAAAAAAACAGACTTTTCGGCAATCAAAAAGAAATTCTCAAAAGAGGCAGAATATAAACCAGACCGTTTCTTCGATTTGGGTGATGCTTTCTTGGATGCTTGTGGTATTCCAGGTCCTGCAATGGGACACATCAATATGTTATTAGGACATAGTGATACGGGTAAAACTACGGCATTAGTGAAAGCAGCTGTGGATGCACAAAAGAAAGGAGTTGTTCCTGTATTTGTCATCACAGAACAAAAATGGAGTTGGGACCACGCCGAATTAATGGGGTTTAATAAAGACGGAGACTACCTTTTTAATAGTGATTTTGAGTATATTGAGCAAATTACAGAATATATAAATGAACTATTAGATGCACAAGAAAAAGGTGATTTACCTCACGATTTATTAATTCTTTGGGATTCGGTTGGTTCAGTTCCATGTAAGATGACATATGATGGTAAAGGTGGTAAACAACACAATGCGTCGGTATTAGCTGACAAAATTGGAATGGGTATTAACCAACGTATCTCAGGGTCAAGAAGGACAGATAAACCTTATACAAACACGTTAATCATAGTTAATCAACCTTGGGTAGAATTACCTGACAATCCTTTTGGACAACCAAAGATTAAAGCAAAAGGTGGAGAGGCAATTTGGTTAAACTCAAGTATTGTATTCTTATTTGGTAATCAAAAAGGAGCAGGAACAACAAAAATCTCAATCACAAAAGATAAGAGAAAAGTTAAAATTGCAACAAGAACAAAAATCTCAATTATGAAAAACCACATCAATGGTTTAGGATATGAGGATGGACGTATATTGGTTACATCACACGGATTTATGCCAGGTAGAGAAGATGTTGAAGAGAAGAAATCTATCGAGGAATATAAAAAAGAAAGTGGTGATTACATCAGTAAGATGTTAGGTGTTAATGTTACAGACATCGTAGATGTAGAAGTTGTAACAGAAGAAAGTGATCTATAAATTATTTTAAATGTCGGTTTTACTTGTTGATGGAGACAATCTACTCACAATTGGTTTTTACGGTGTCAAAAATGCTTTTCATAAAGGACAACATGTTGGGGGAATATATCATTTCCTTAATACTCTTAGGAGAGCGTTTGAGTACTACCATTTAGATAAGATTGTAGTATTTTGGGATGGTCATGAAGGTTCACAAAACCGAAAGAAAATCTATATTCATTATAAGGAAAACCGACGTTCAAGATTAAGGTCGGAAGAAGAATTACAATCTTATCTCTCTCAAAGAGATAGAGTTAAACAATATCTTGAGGAATTATATGTAAGACAGGGTGAATATGAGTTTTGTGAGACAGATGATAACATTGCTTATTACACACAAAACTCGCCAGACGAAAATAAAATAATTTATTCTTCAGACGGAGACCTCACCCAATTGGTTTCAGAAAACACACAAATTTACAATCCGTCTCACGGAAAGTTATACAAACAAAATGATACGATAGTTTATGACAAAGAAGACATCTTAATTGAAAACGTTAGGTTGGTTAAGATGATATGTGGTGATTCGTCAGACAACATTGCAGGAATTAAAGGAATGGGTGTTAAAAGATTTCTATCTTTTTTCCCTGAACTTAGAACCGAATCAATCTCTGTTCAACAAGTTAAAGAAAGGAGTGAACTTCTTTTTGAACAAGACAAACACAACAAATTAATTACAAATTTACTAACAGGTGTTACTAAACACGGAGTATTTGGGGAAGAGTTTTTTGACGTAAACAATCGTATCGTGAGTTTGGATGAACCTTTTTTGAGTGATGAGGCGAAAGAAAACATTGACCTTCTAATAAATGAGTCGTTAGACCAAGAAGGGAGATCTTATAAAAACGCAATGAAAATGATGATGGATGATGGACTGTTTAATATGTTACCAAAATCGGATGATGCATGGACAAAATTCTTAAATCCATTCTTACGTTTAACAAGAAAAGAAAAAAATAAAATAAAAACAAAAACAATTAAAGTAAAAACCAATGAGTAGAGATTACCAAAACCAAGACAACATTACGAAATTTGAATTTCTTTTGTCTTTAGAAGGACACATTGTGTGTCAGAGATTTTTTAATGTGAGAGACCACGTTAATCAAGCGAGATGTTCAATGGACCTTCACTATTATATAAAAAATATTTGTGAAGATATTTCACACGATTTGAAAATAAAAAGTTCCAACTATCTATGTGAGAATCAAAACTATATCCTCAATATGGACTCTGTGGAAAGTGATGAAACCAAAGAAAAAGAACATTTTTTAATGGAAATTAAGTTGGGGGACGATGTATTTATTCAAAGGATATTCCCCGCATATTATTACCATCCAAAAGTAAGATATACGGTAGACATTCGTCCGAGATTGAAAACAATTTTGTCAGATTTAACTGACATTTTATCAACCGAAGAATTAGAGACGAAATATCTACAACACGAGCTATAATTTAAAACATATATAAAAACAAAACATGGAAGAAAGGAATTTTGGGTATTTGGGATTTTCGTTTCAACAATCCCTAATAAAAGCGATTATTGAAGATAAGAAATATGGTGAGACCATTATTGACGTATTAGAAAGTAAATTTTTTGACAATAGTTCATTTAAATTTATAATGGAAAATACAAAGGAATTATATAAGGCATATAATAAAATTCCCGATTACAACACACTGGCGCAGAAAATCATGGCTGAAGGTGGAAATAAAGATTCTTCCAAAGTTCACGTAGATACATTAGAGGCAATTAAAAATAATGAATCACAAATTGAATATGTAAAAGATACCGCACTTAATTTCTGTAAACAACAAAACTTGAAAAGAGAGTTAAAAAACGTACAGAGTATTATTGAAAGTGGTGAATTTGAAGCATATAATAAGATTGAAGAAATTATTCAAAAAGCATTACAAGTTGGTATTTCTAACGATGAAACAACTGACGTATTCCACGATATTGACGCGGCATTAGAACAGGACTTTAGACATCCATTACCGACAGGTATTGTGGGTATTGACAACTTACTTAAGGGTGGTTTAGGGATAGGAGAATTAGGGGTTGTATTAGCACCTACTGGTACTGGTAAAACTACCTTACTTACCAAGTTTGCAAATACCGCATATAACTTAGGATATAACGTCGTTCAAATATTTTTTGAAGACAATCCAGGTAATATTAAAAGAAAACATTATACTATTTGGTCAGAAATTGCTCCAGACCAACAACCAGAATTTAAAGATATGGTTAAAGAAAAAGTTGAGGAAGCACAAACAAGGTCAAAAGGTAGTTTGAAATTATTGAAATTAGCGAGTGATAATGTAACTGTTTCTGAAATTAAAAATAAAATCAGAAAAATGAATTCAGATGGAATTAAAGTGGATTTATTAGTGTTAGATTATGTTGATTGTATTTCATCTGACAAATCAACAAATGGCGAAGAATGGAAAGGAGAGGGTTCGGTTATGAGAAGTTTGGAATCTATGACGGGTGAATTTGAAATGGCAATATGGACGGCAACACAAGGTAACCGTGAATCTATTTCAAGTGAAGTTGTGACTGGTGACCAAATGGGAGGTTCAATTAAGAAGGCTCAAATTGCTCACGTTATATTATCTATTGGTAAAACATTAGAACAAAAGGAACATAATTTGGCAACACTTACATTATTGAAATCACGTATTGGTAAAGATGGTGTGGTATTTCAAAATTGTAAATTTAATAATGAATTTTTAATTATTGATACGGAATCACAAAATACCTTATTAGGTCATGAACAAGATGAGGTACTAAAAAGAGCTAACAGAGTTGCCGAAGTTTACAAAAAGGCACAAGAGAAGAAGACACAAATAATA